ACCTATATGGACAAGCATGATCCGGAGCAGTTCGAACTGGTGGGGAAGGGCGATGGATTGAAGATCGGAGAGCGGAATGTTTTCAAGCGTTTGCTGATACGCAACCTTCACCCCGACTTACCCGAGGTGATTGATCTGGTGGAATGGTTCGAGAGGATGGGGGAGGCACTGGAAGTGGAGATAGTTTAATCCGTGATCCGAAAAGATTATTATTCATAAGCCACCCCTCCCCAGCGGATCGGGTGGTTTTATTATGCCTAAAAGGAGGAGATCATGGAATTTCTGAAAGATCTGATGATGAAGCTGGCTATGCCGCTTGGCATAATGACAGGTATAGTGCTTACCACATTGGTGCTTAGATTATGGCTATAAGCCATTGGGCAATCAGAGTGCTTAGAACACCTACGACAAAACCACTGACAAAGGTCAGAACAAAATCTCTTTTGACGCGTCTATTCTCTTCAAGGCGCTCTCGGACAAATTCACGACCATCATCGGTGATCATGTAGTAAGGCATAGGCTCTCCATCCCCAGAAATATATGGCACAATTAAATGCCTCCGCTCCAAAGAGCGAATTGTAACAGGAAATTCCAGGTGCTTAGCAATTTCTGCTTCTGTCAGATCAGCATTTTGGAACATAGAAAGAACTTCAAAAGTACAATCTTTCATATCGTCGGCCTCCTTTGAGGCCATTATATCATGAGCATCTCTTCGGAGGTGCTTTTTTGATGCCGCTTTTGCCATCGGAATGGTCAGGGGCTTTCGAGTAATACACACCTCCTTTCCCTCTGTATATCGTGGTTCGACTCCACGAGGCGGCCTCGCCCATCTGGTATCTCCGGGCGTAAAAGTGGAGAGACGATAACACCGGACTGAACCGGGACAACAAATGTTTCGAAGGAGGAAACGAATAATGAAAAAAGAAGACTTTGTTGCAATTGGTATCTCTGAAGACCTTGCAGAAAAAGCAGCAAGTGCATCTGCAGAAGAGTTGAAAGGGCTGGTTCCCCGTGATCGTCTGAATGAAGCCATTCAGGAAAGAGATCAGTTGAAAGCTGCAAAGCTACAGGCTGAAACGGATCTGGAAGAACTGAAGAAGTCAGCAGGGGACAATGAGGCGCTTCAAAAGCAGATCACTGATCTGCAAACAGCTGCTAAACAGAAAGATGCGGACCATGCTGAGGAAATCAAGAAACTCCGTATCAATAATGCCATTCGTTCTGCACTCTCTGGCACAGCACAGGATGCAGATATTGTAGCTGGGTTGATTGATCAGTCCAAGTTGATTCTTGGAGATGACGGCAAACTGACAGGACTTGACGAACAGCTGAAAACGCTGAAGGAACAGAAAGCATTCTTATTTAAGAGTGAGGAATCCGGAGGAAAAAACGAGGCGAATGGTAAATCAGGGGTTGGCTTTAGAGTCGGATCTACTCCTTCAGGTGCTGCCGGAGGTGGTGTTGGAACTGAAGGCGGTCAGAAGAGTATGAAAGAAGCAATTGCAGAAAAGCTTCAGGCAAGCAATGCCGGGCATTAGGAACCCGGGGAAAAGAGGTAAGAAATGGCAGTTACATTAGCAGAAGCAAAAAAGAATGTACAGGATGATCTTCAGATGGGAGTCATCGACGAGTTTCAGAAAAACAACTGGATCCTTGAGCACATCACTTTTGATGATTGTGTTTCTCCGACTGGCGGCGGTGCAACGCCGACGTACGCATATACCAGACTGCTGACACAGCCTACTGCAGCTTTCCGTGCAATCAACTCGGAATACACTCCGCAGGAGGTCACAAAACAGCGCTTTACTGCTGATATTAAGGTCTTCGGCGGCTCCTATGAGATCGACCGTGTCCTGGCAAACTTTGGAGGCATCGTTTCCGAAGTGGAACTTCAGCAGGCCCAGAAGATTAAGGCGGCTCAGGCGTTGTTCAACGACACTTTTATTAACGGAGATTCCGCAACGAATGCAAATGCATTTGATGGTCTTGATAAGGCTGTTACGGGTAGCTCTACAGAGTTCAATGCATCCGGTTCCACAATCGATCTTTCGACCTCTGCACTGGTTGATGCGAACTATAAAGTCTTCCTGGATATGCTTGACGAATTCCTGATGAGCCTTGACGGTACTCCATCCTGCCTTATGGGCAATACTAAGCTGATTGCCAGGATCCGTGCATGTGCACGTCGGGCGGCCATGTATCAGGTCACAAAGGATGATTGGGGCAACCAGGTTGAATCCTATGGGAATATCCCTCTGATCGACATGAAGGCGAAGGCCGGCACGAATGATGATGTCATTGCAACGGACGGAACCTCTGGTGAAACAAGCCTTTATGTTGCACGTCTTGGCCTTGATGGCCTTCATGCGGTTTCCTTCGCGGGCGTCGCTCCGGTTCAGACATGGCTTCCGGACTTTACAACTGCTGGTGCGGTAAAGAAGGGTGAAGTCGAAATGAACGCAGCTATTGCCCTTAAGGCAACAAAGGCGGCAGGTGTCTTCCGTAAAATCAAGGTGGCGTAATGGCAATGGTGTTCGCACCGAATAAGGACTATGCCGGTGTCAGTGCCGGTGTAGTCTTTGTAAACGGTGCCGGGAGCACTGACGATCCTCATCTTCTTGAATGGTTCCGTATTCATGGCTATGAGGTCGAAGAATCATTAAGCCAGGAAGAGAAGCCAGATGCCGCCAAAAGAAAACGGGGGAACAGAGCAACAACTCCGAAAGGAGCGTGATTCATCATGGCTTATGAGGCCTATGTAACGCAGGCAGAATATGCCGAACTGTTTCCAGATGCTGTCTCGGTGTCTGATACAGATCTTCGCACTGCTTCCCGTCATATCGACAGCCTCACCTTCAACAGGATCGTAGGACAGGGCTTTGCCAATCTTACGGAATTCCAGCAGGGAGTGATAAAGGAAGTCGTGTGCAAGCAGGCTGCCTTTGAGGTTGAGAATGCGGATCTGATCAACGCGGTGCTGTCTTCGTATAGCATTAACGGAGTGACCATGCAGTTTGGACAAAACTGGAATGTGAATGTGGCAGAGGGCGTGGCTATGCTGGCAGAGAACTATTCTTTGCTGAAGCAGACAGGCTTATGCTGCAGAGTGTTGAGGTGATCACATGAGATGGCCTGAATTAGTGCCGGATGCTGTGTGTAAGGTGCCAATTCAAATCACAATTGAACAGGAAGGCCTTGATGAGGACGGAGCTCCCATTGAGGCCTTTTCTGCTGGTTTGATGTGCAACTGGCAAGATGGCGGGAAGATAGAACTGACAACTGAACAGAAGTATGTGCGGATCACAGGGAAGGCATTCTTTAACGGAGATATCTGCCCGGATCTTCCGAACATTACAGACGGTTACGGAATTATCTTCGGTGAACGCAGGCCAATTGCAGAAGGCATCAAAGCACGGAATCCGGACGGAACAGTCAATTATACAGAGGTGCGGTTTCGATGAAAGCCGGGAATGTATCAATCAAGCTGAATCATACGGCACTAAAGCGCCTTGATAAGGCAGCTATTCGTGCTCTTGAGCAAACTGCTGAAGCTTTGCATACAGAAGTAGTGCAAGCTCAAGTAATCCCATTTGATACAGGTGCGCTGCAGAACGAAAATACCTTTGTGGATCGCACCAGATCACATCTGGGAGAGGCACAAATAGTTTCCAGTACGCCATATGCCAGGCGGCTTTACTATCATCCGGAGTACAACTTCTCGCATGATGAGAACCCTAACGCAAAAGGCAAGTGGTATGAAGACTGGCTTCCGGGCGGCAAAGAACAGGATTTCGCACAGAAAGCATTTGGAAAACTTTATAAACGGGAGGCAGGAGTATGAACCTGGCAGATGTAAGGGACTGGTTAAAAACCTTTTCCGTAGCAGAGAACTACTATATCGGCAAACTGGACAATAAAAAGCAGAAATCACTTGGCGTCTATCATCTGCCGAGATCCGGTGATCCTGTGGTCGCAATCGGCGGCACTCAGAACTCCAGTTACGATATCACAGGTATATCGCTCCTGCTTCACTGGAACCAGAATGCCAGAGAGACAGAAGAAGCAGTCAGAGCGCTGTGGAATCATCTCCTGGGTGTGGATGATGTCGATGTCGGTAATCACCATATTCAGATGCTGGAGCTTCTGGTCCCGGAACCTGTCTCTGTAGGGACAGATGACGCAGGCGTATATGAATACGTCATTAACTTC